ACTGCAAAGGAGATCTAGCAGGGCAAAAATTTAAGCTAGAAAGGTGGCAGCGAAAAAAATTAATAGAGCCTATTTTTGGAATGAAGCATAAAGATACAGGGCTTAGAAAGTATAGGAGTGTATATTGCGAAATTCCTAGAAAGAATGGTAAGAGTACTCTAGGAGCTGCAGTAGCTATATATATGCTTTTTGCAGATTCTGAATTAGGCTCTGAGGTGTTTAGTTGTGCAGGAGATAAAAATCAGGCCTCTATTATATTTGATCTAGCAAAGAGAATGATTCAGCTAGATCCTTTACTAAGCTCTAAAGCTAAAGTATTTAGAAACTCAATAACATTTCCTCATAAAGGAAATACTTATAGAGTACTTTCCTCTGATGCATCTTTGCAGCATGGGCATAATCCTAATGCTATTTTATTTGATGAGCTACATACTCAAAAGAATAGAGAGCTTTATGAAGTAATGCAAACAGGAACAGGATCTAGATCTCAGCCTCTGCTCTTTACTATGACTACTGCAGGAGCTAGCAAAACTGATGGGAATATTTGTTGGGAGGTACATTCTTATTCTGAGAAAGTAAAAAAAGGGATTATAATTGATAATTCTCATCTATCAGTAATATATGCAGCAGAGGATGATGATGATATACAAGATCCTGAAACTTGGAAAAAAGCTAATCCTAATTTAGGAGTATCAGTATCTGAGGAATATCTTAAAGCAGAAGCTAAGAGAGCATCTGAGCTCCCTAGTTATGAGAATACTTTTAAAAGATTGCACTTAAATATGTGGACTACTAATGTAACTAAGTGGATCTCAGATAGTGTATGGATGGAAAATTATGAGGAAATAGATCTAGAAATATTGAAAGGGAAAAAATGTTGGGGAGGATTAGATCTAGCTAGTACTATGGATCTCAGCTCACTTGTACTCTTTTTTCCTATGGAGGATCAGAAAGATGTAGTACTTTCTTTTTTTTGGTGTCCTGAGGAATCAGCAGATCTAAGAGGTAGAAAATATAAGCTTCCTTATGATGAATGGATTAATGATGGATATATTAAAGCTACTGCAGGGAATGTTCAAGATTATGCTTTTATAAGAAAAGATATAAATGATATAATTAAAGATTATGATCTGCAGTCTATTGCTTTTGATAGATGGAATAGCTCTCAGCTAGTAATTCAATTATCTCAGGATGATGGAATACCTATGAGCCAATTTGGGCAGGGATATAGGAGTATGAGTGCTCCTACTAAAGAACTTGAAAAGATGGTATTAAAAAAAGAAATTAATCATCTTAAAAATCCTGTACTGAGGTGGATGTGTGAAAATGTAAGCCTGCAAACAGATGCATCCGATAATATAAAAATAAGTAAAAAAAGGAGTACTGAGAAAGTAGATGGGATGGTATCTTTAGTAATGAGTATAGGAGAGATGCTTACTGATGAATCAGATGGAGATTCAGTATATGATGAAAGAGGATTATTAACTTTTTAATATAAATTAATGGATATAGAAATTTTAGCTTTATTAAGCCCTGCAGGATTTGAAAAAAGATTTCATCAATTTTGCAAAATTAGCAAAACTTATGAGGATGCTTATGAATTAACTGAGGAGGAATATGAAAAAAACTTTAAAAAAAGGAGATATGCTTCTTATGATTCTTTTAGGGTTACTAAAAATAGAAAGAATAGAAACAAAGTTACATCTTAGATCCTTTTTACTTTCGTATTATTGAAGGCACTAATCAGAGAATTTTATGGGCCTACTAGATACTATTAGAAGTATATTTAAAGGGAAAGAGAAAAGAAATGGATTTTATGAGGCTATGTCCTCAGTAAATGGAAATAATGCAGGAGTAGCAGTATCTGATGAAACTGCTTTAAATTTTACTGCAGTATGGGCTGCTATAAGAATACTATCTGAATCAGTTGCTCAGCTTCCTCTTTCTATATATGAATCAGATAAGCTAGGTAATAAAAGTCAGGCCTATAATCATCAGCTCTATAATTTAATTCATAGGAAGCCTAATGATAATATGACTACTTACACTTTTATTCAGAAGTGTATGCTAGATCTATTACTTAGAGGAAATTCTTTTGTATATATTAATAGAAATAGATCAGGCAGGCCTACTGAGCTACTTCCTTTAGATGTTACTAAAGTAAAATTAGTAGAAAATGATGGAGCTATATATTATGAGCTTCAGGAAGGAGGAGTAGTAGATAGCTATGATATACTTCATTTCAAAGTAATGAGCAGAGATGGGCTTATAGGTATGAGCCCTATAGATGTAGGAGCTTCTGCTATTGGATATGGAATAGCTTTAGAAAGATATGGAAATTCTTTCTTTTCTAATGGAGCAAAAGTATCAGGCATACTTTCTACTGATAGGCATCTATCAGATGAGGCTATCAATAGATTAAGAGTATCCTTTAAAGAGAATTATTCTAGTATTAAAGATGCTAATAAAACTATGGTACTAGAGGAAGGGCTACAATTTAAGCAGATTAGCCTTTCAAATGAAGCCTCTCAATTCCTAAAAAGCAGGGAATTTTCTATAAGTGAGATCTGTAGATTATTCAATTTGCCTCCTCACTTATTAAGAGATCTTACAAAATCTAGCTTTAATAATATATCAGAGCAAAGTAGAGAATTTGTGCAGTATTCTTTAATGCCTTATATAGTAATGATGGAATCTGAGATGAATTGCAAGCTTTTTAGATCTACTGAAGTTGGAAAGATTACTACTAAATTTGTAGTAAATGCTCTGCTCAGAGGTACTCCTAAAGATAGATCTGAATATTATAGAACTATGCTAAATATAGGAGCTATGAGTATTGATGAGATAAGACAATATGAGGAGCTGCCTACTATAGAAGGAGGAGAAAATCACTTTATGCAGTTGAATATGAGTACTTTAGATAATATAATTAAAGGAGGTACTTTAATGAATAATGATACTGATGCCGATTCCTAAGCCTAATATAGCAGAATCTAAAGAGGAATTTTTAGATAGATGTATGATAGATCCTACTATGGTAGCAGAGTATGATGAAAAGCAGAGATTTGCTATATGTGAATCTCAATTAGAAAGAAATATAAAAATAGTATCAGGATCTCCATGCTCAGGAAAGAATACATATATAGAAAGAAATAAAAAAGAAGGAGATATAGTATGGGATTTTGATAAAATACATTCTGCTTTAACAGGATCAGAATCTCATAATCATATAGAGAAAGTTAGAAAATATGTTTTTTCTATGAGAAAACAATTTTATTCAGATATAAAAAATGAAAAGGAGATAAGAGTATGGATCATAAATTCATCTCCTTTAAAAGAAGTAAGGCAAAACTTAGCAAAAGAATTAAATGCTGAAATTATATTTTTAAGTAGATCTAAAGATGAATGCTTAGAAGTTGCTAAAAATGAAAGGCCTAAAGAATGGGAAGGATATATAAATTCTTATTTTGAAAGATTAGAAACTCCTACTGATGAGGAGGAAATTAAAATAATAGAAGTAAATACTATGGAAAATATTAAAAAGAGGCATATACTAGAAATTAAAGAGGATGAAAAAACAATTACTCTCGTTTATTCTAAAGATCCTGATGCAGTTACTGAAGCCGAATCTGAGGAAGTGGTGGAGGTGGATGAAGTACAGGAGGAGGAGATAGATAGAGATCATATAGAAGGGCATGTATCAGATGAGGAGGAAATTTTAGAGGAAATAGATGAGGAGGTAGAGGATGAGCTAGAGGAATCTCCTGAAAATACTTATAGTAGATCTATGGAGAAAGTAGATGTATGGGATAAAAAACATACTCAGGAAACTAGATTTTTTGAGATAGAAAGTAGGTTAGATAAAAAAGAGGGCAGAGATGTAGTAGTAGGGCATGCTGCAGTATTTAATTCTCTTTCTGAGGATCTTGGAGGATTTAGAGAGAAAATTATGCCTAATGCTTTTGATGATGTATTAGATAATGATGTAAGAGCTTATTTTAATCACGATCCTAATTATTTATTAGGGAGAGTATCTGCAGGAACTTTAAGGCTAGCAGTAGATGATAAAGGATTGAAGTATGAGCTAGATATTCCTAATACTACTGCAGGCAGAGATCTAAAAGAAAATTTAAAAAATGGAAATATTACTCAGAGCTCTTTTGCTTTTACTTTAGGAAAGGATGGAGATTCTTGGGAAAGATCTGAGGATGGATCTGATCTTAGAATTATAAATAAGGTAGATAGATTATATGATGTATCTCCTGTAAGCCTTCCTGCTTATCCTAGTGCTGATAATTTAGCTTTAGCAGTAAGATCTAATTTTATGGATAAAGAAAATAAAAGAAAAGAGGATGAAAAGAATTATGAATTGAATACATTATTAAACTTAAAAATTAATTTACTAAAAAGAAAAAAATGAAAAAATCAATAGAACTTAAGGAAACTCGTTCAGGTTTAGTAGATACTTTAGAAGCAATTAAAACTACTGCTGAAGGAGAATCTAGAAATTTGAATGAAGCTGAGGCTACTGAAGTAGATACTACTTTAGCTTCAATAGATGAATTAGATGTAAAAATAGAAAGAGCAGAAAAAATGGAGAAAGAATTAAGAACTGCAGCTTCAGTATCAGGAGTAAAAATAACTCCTCAAGCTGATAAAGATCTTAATAAGTTTACTTTTCAGGGAGCTTGCAGAGCAGCTTATACAGGTAAAGTAGATGGGATCTATAAAGAGATGCATGAGGAGGCAGTAAATGAATCTAGATATACAGGAAATAGTGTGAAAGGATATGGGATTCCTTCATCTATTTTAACTAGAGCATGGAGTACTTCATCTAGTAATGCTGAGGAAGTAATGAGCTTTACTGATCAATTAGAAAAAAATCTAGTTTTATCTAGTGCAGGAGCTAATACTTATTTCGGTATTAATGATATGAAATTCCCTGTATTTTCTGAAATAGCTTCTACTTGGGTATCTGAGGATGGAACTTCAGGAGCTGCTGCTTCTGCAGGATCTTTATCATCAGTAACTTTAACTCCTAAGAAATTAATCTCAGTAGTAAATATGACTGCAGAGAGTATGATGCAAAATCCTTCTTTAGAGGGAGCTCTTACTAGAAATATGGCTGCTCAAGTAGCTTCTGCTTTAGAGTATGCTTTACTTGATACAGGAGATGTATCTGATGCTCCTACTTCTATCTTTGCTGATGGTACTGCAGGCCCTACTACTATTACTGCTGCTGATTGGGTAGAGATGGAAACTGATGCTCTAGCTTTAGGAGTAAATAGAGAGGGATCTAGATTAGCTTACTTATTAGATATGGATGCTTATAAGAGTGTAAAAACTTTAGCTCAGGTAGCTTCAGTATCTCCTTTATGGGATAATGCTGATAGGAGATTAAATGGATACTATGCTTTTCAAAGTGGTAATGTAGCTGCTTCAGGTACTGCTAATAAAGCTCATGCTTTATTTGGAGATTTCTCTAAAGTACATATCGCACAATTTGGAGGCTTAGATATTTTATTTGATCCTTATACTAATGCAGCTTCAGGCTTGCCTAGAATGATTGTTACTTCTTTAGTTGATGGAGATGCTACGCAAAATTCATCTTTTATTAAATTAATTGAGGCATAATTTGTTTATAAAATTGGAAGGAAATTAGAGCAAAAAGCTCTTTTTTCCCTCCTTTTTTTAAAAATCTCTAAATGCTTTTTAAGGCTATTTAGACGCTCTTTAAGAAAGATTAGTAATGTTAGTAAGTATTACTATTAAACATTCTAGAAAATAGAATAGAAGCAAATTACTAGATAAGAAAAAAATAGAAAAAAATGAAATATTTAGAAGTAGTATCTCATCATAATACGCAAGTAGTAAGCACTGCAGATCTTAAAAAACATCTCAGAATTACATTCAATAATGATGATACTTATATAGATGGATTAGAAAAAGCTGCAGTACAAAGGATAGAGGAATTTTGTAATATTTATTTATTAGAAACTACTCTCAGGCAGTATGGAAATAAATTTAAGGATCTAAATATTCTATTTAAAAGCCCTATAAAAAATGCAGCTTTTGATGTAAAGTATAAAAGTGGAGGAGCTTGGGTAGCTTTTACTTCCTCCTGCGAATTAGTACAACATATAAAGCCTCCTAGAATTTATGCTAATCCTGATTCTACTATTCCTAATACTGATGATATATTTCAGGCTTGGAGAGCTGATTATATAGTAGGATGGGCCTCTGCAGGAGATATTCCTCATCCTATTATACAGGCTATAAAAATAGTAGTAGCAGATATGTATGAGAATAGGCAGTCAGTAATTATAGGAAAGACTGCTACTGAAATTCCTAGAACTGCTCAATATTTAATGAATCCTTATAAAATTCAAACTCTATGATCTCAGTAGGTAATATGGATACTCCTATATATATACAAAAGCCTGAATTTTCTACTAATGCAAACTATGGAGGAGTACAGGCAGTATCTTGGGCTTCTCTTAATCCTGATATGGTTTGGGCTTATAGAGTATGGAAAGGAGGAGGAGAGAGAGAGGATGGAGATCAGATGATAGGAAATACTATAGTAGAATTTTATATTAGATATGAAACTTATGGAGAAACTTTACTCCCTTCATATAGAATAAAATATACATCAGGTACTCAAGCTGCTGAATATTATTATATAGATAAGATAGATCAGATAGATGGGAGAAATAAGATTATAAAGATAACTGCAACAAAAAAAGAAGCTAATTAATGAATTTACAGGCAGGCAAAGTATTGGGAAGCAGAGAGCTTCAAAAAGCTTTTAAAAAAATACCTTATGCAGTTAAGAGGAATAAACTTTGGTTAGCAGTTATGAGAAATGCTGCTAAGCCTATAATAGCTGCAGCTAGAGGAAATATAGATAATGATTCAGGAGATCTTAAAAAAAGTATAAAGGCTTTTAGTACTAGAGCTTCTAGGAGATTGCCTGCTTTATATGTAGGGCCTAAAGCTACAGGAGGATCAGCTAAAAAAAATTCACAAAGGGGAGGAGGATTTTATGGAGCTATGGTAGAGTATGGAACTGCTCATTCAGTAGGGAAGCCTTTTATGAGGCCTGCATGGGAAAATAAACAAACTCAGGCAGGAGATCTTTTATTAAATGGAGCTCAGGCTATAGTAGAAAAAATATTAGAAAGAGAAACTAAAGGATTAAAAAGAATTTATAGATAATGAGAACAGGAGCACTAATATATCCTTTGCTAGCTAATTTTGCAGGATTGACTGCTATAGTAGCTGCTAATAAGATCTTTGCACTAAGAGCTCAGCAGCCTACTAATGCTCCTTATATTACATATAGACAAATAAGCTCTCAGCCTACTAATACTAAAGGGGATAGTACTGATATAAATGCAGATCCTAGAATAAAGCAGAGATCTACTATAGATGTAAATACAATACAAGTATCCTGCTTTGCTGATACTTATTTAGAAGTAGAAAATATAGCAGTAGAAGTGAGAAAAGCTTTAGATAGAGAATGGGGAGCTGCAGATGCTCCTTATGCAGCAGATATAGAATTAGATTCCTGTATTTATGATAGTTGCGTTGATGATTTTGATGAGGATTTTGGAGCTAATGGAATTTATATAAAGCATCTAGATTTTACTTGCAGAGTAAATAGAATAGATATAAGTAATTAATTTAAAAAAAAGATTATGAAAATAGTATTAATAAAAGACTTTATTTCTCCTTCAGGTAGAGAATATAAAGAAGGATCTCAGTATGATTGCTGCAGAGCTACATATAAAAAACTTTTAGAGGATGGATTTTGTAAGCCTTTAAAGGGAGATAAAAAAGTAAAAAAATCAGTAAAAAAAATAGAAAAAATAGAGAAAAATGGCGACAATAAATAGTCAGAGGATAGGAGAAGCAGGAATAGTGCCTACTATGACAAATATAGAAGCATCTAATAATTTTCTGAATACAGGCTATCAATTTATATATTATAGAAACTCCTCAGGAGTATCTAAAACTATTACTATTACTACTCAAGTAACTTCTATCAGATCTCCTTTATATGGAAATATTACTAAAGATAATGCAGTAAAAGTAGTAGCAAATGGGGAGGATTGTATGATAGGCCCTTTCTCAGTAGATGCTTATAATGATAATGATGGATTAACTACTTTTGCTATTACTCCCTTTTCAGAAGCTGATGAGGTAGCAATTTTATACCTATAAGAAGTGGCTTTAAATGGAATAATAAATGGAGCTCAGATAGCAATATATCTAGATGCAGAAGTATCAGTATTATCTACTTCTTTATCTTGGAATATTGAGCATAAAACTAGATCTACTACTTGCAGAGAAGGGAATGCATGGAGTACTGCAGCTCCTTTTATGAGAGCATGGAGTGCAGATGTAGAAAATTTATTAGCTTTTAGGAATGCAGATGGGCAGCTTTATAATTCTCAAGCAGGGCAGATTTCAATAGATACAATAATAAAAGAGTATATTATACTGCAAAAGCCTGTAAATATCAAGATAAAGCCTAATCAAAATTTAGCTAATGGGAATAAGCAGTGGGTAGGGAGTGCCTATGTTACAAGTGTATCTGCAGATACTCCTAATGAGGATAATAGTACTTTTTCAGTAAGCTTAAAAGGAGCAGGATTGCTTAGATTAACTCAAACAGGCCCTATACAACATTGGGATGATGATATGCATCATCCTTTAGATTTTAATGATTTAGTACTATCATTCCCTTAAAAAAATACAGGAATAAGAATTGAAAACTATATAGAAAAAAAATTAATTAATTAAAAAAATAGAAAAAAAATGGCTACAAATAATGTAATAAATGGAACAAAATTTGGAGTATATGCAGCAGGCACTAAGATTGCCTATGCTACTTCAGCAAGTATAAGTATGAATCATAATCTAAGAGATACCTCTACTAAAGATTCAGGAGGATGGAGAGATCAATTAGAAGGGCAGAGAGATTGGGAAGTATCAGTAGAAGGAATGCTCATCTTTGTAGATGGATCAGGAGGAGCTATAGCAGGATTAACTATGGATGAATTATATTCTACTTATATAGCTACTAGAACTGAATTTACTTTAAAATTTTCTACTGATGTATCAGGAGATTATGAGTGGAGTGGGCAGGCTTTCTTAACTTCGTTAAGTGCTGATACTCCTAATGAGGATTCAAGTACATGGAGTGGATCTTTTTCAGGATCAGGAGTATTAACTCAGGCAGCAGTATAATTGTATAGAGAGAATCCTAGTAGCCTTTTTATTTCTTAAAGGGGTTGCTAGGAGGATCTCTTTTTTAATAACCTTTAAGAAAATAAATAATGAATTACGAAATAATAGAATTAGGAGGAAAAAAATTTCCTATCTTTTTTGGCTTTAATGGATTGAGGAAATATTGTGGAATGACAGGAACTTCCTTAACTAAGCTAATGAGGCTAGGAGATGATATGACTTTAGATCAGGCTTTGCATCTTGTCTTAGTAGGAATAGAGGAAGGATGTAGAAAATCAGGAGAAAACTTTAATCTTACTATAGATGAGCTAGGAGATATGTTAGATTCTGATATGTCAGGATTAGCTAGAGCTTTGGAAATATTTGGAGAGCAAATGGGCCAAAATGTAAAGCAGCCTAAAGAAGTAGGAAAAAAAAAGAGCAGAAAGAAGCTGAAGTAATAGATTTTACTTTTGATGATGTAGAGCAGATAGGCTTAGGAGAGCTAGGATTTACTATAGATCAGATCTATAATATGAATCCTAAAAACTTTTTAAATGCTCAGCTAGGCAGAAAGAGATTATATGATCAGGATCAGCAGGCCGAATGGGAGAGAGCTAGATGGATAGCTTGCGTAATAATTAATCCTCATTTGAAAAGAGCTATAGATCCTAAAAAATTAACTACTTTCCCATGGGAGAGAGTAGTAAGAAAAAATAAGAAAAAAGATATAGAGAAAATATTAAAAGAATCTCAGTATCAGGATAAGTTAAACGAACTAAGAAAAAAGAAAAAAGATGCCTAAAAAAGCCTTAGCCTCCTTAAATGTAGTAATAAATGCAGTAACAGGCCCATTATTTAAAGGCCTGAATAAAGCTTCTAAAAGACTTGCAGTCTTTGGAGCTAAAATGAAAACTATAGGGAGATCTATCTCTACTTCTTTTACTTTACCTTTTGCTGCTATTGGAGTAGCAGGAGCTAAAATGGCTATTGACTTTCAGAAAAATATGACTAAGATTAATACCTTAGTAGGTATTTCAGCTTCTGAAGTAAATAAAATGCAGGGAGAAGTAATGAAGCTATCAGGAGCTACTGCTCAAGCTCCTGCAGATCTAGCTGATGGATTATTCTTTTTAACTTCTGCAGGATTAAGAGGAGCTAATGCTATGCAAACTTTAGAGAGTGTATCTAAAGGGGTAGCAATAGGCTTAGGAGAGCAAACTGATCTAGCTAAAGTAGCTGCTGCTGCTCAGAATGCTTATGGAGCTGATACTATTACTGCTTCAAAGGCTTTGGATGTATTTGGAATGAGTGTTCAGCAGGGAATGTTTGAAGCTTCAGATCTTGCTGAGGTATTAGGTACTCAGTTAGGGCTTGCATCTAGTTTAGGAATATCTTTTGAGGAAACTAATGCTTTCATAGCTACTTATACTAAAACTACAGGAGATGCTAAAAGTGCTTCTACAAGTTTTGGAGGTGTTATGATGGCTTTAGCTAAAACTACTCCTCAGATGGAAAGAGCTCTGAATCAGGTAGGAATGACAGGAGATTCAGTAAGAGCTAGCTTAGGAGAAAATGGATTAAGGCAGACACTTATAGATATAAAAGCTGCTTTTGAAGCTCAGGGAGTGCCTTTAACTCAATTTTTTAGCAAGTCGCAAGCTTTAAAGGGTGTACTAGGAGTATTAGGGAATCAAACTGAAACTTATGGAGAAGTACTAGAAGGAATGCATAATTCAGTAGGTATGGTAGATGATGGATTTAATACCTTAGAAAATACTGCAGGCTTTAAAATGCAGAAGGCCTTTACTAATCTAAAGAATGCTGCTATGGAGCTAGGAGCTATGCTTATGCCTATATTTACTGCTATAGTAGATGGAGCAGTAAAATTAGGATCTGCTTTTACTGAATTAGATGGAGGTACTAAAAAATTATTAGTAGGAGCTGCAGCTCTTTTTGCTTTCTCAGGGCCTTTAATGACTTTAGCAGGAGGATTAGTATCTGCTATAGGAGCAATACTTTCTCCTGTAGGATTAGTAGTAATAGCTTTAGGATTAATATTTAAAGTTATCTATGATAATTGGGCTAGCGTTAGAAAAACTTTAGTAGATTTTATTAATTATTTTATAGATCTTTATAATGAATCTATAGGATTTAGAACTATAGTAGAAGGCTTTAAAGCAGTATTTCTAGGAGCATGGGCTACTGCTAAATTCTTTATAAAGTCAGCTATTCAAGCTTTCAAAAATTTTGGAAATTTCTTTAAGGAAATATTTGGTAGTATAGGAGATATAATAAAAGGAGTATTTACTTTAGATACTGATCTGATAAAATCAGGGATAAAAGACTTAGGGAAAGGAGTAAAAAAGACTTTTACTAAAGATATGGATGATATTAAGTCAGAGTATAATGATACTATGACTGAAATAGGAGAAGGCTTCTCAGCAGGAGTAAATAGAACTGATAAAGTAGAATTCATTACTGAGGAGGATGTTCAGAGAAATGTAGATAATGTAAACGGGTGGCTGCAGGATAAAATGGGTAAAGCAAAAAATGCTATTCAGGGATTAATAGGAGGAGGTAGTTTAGGAGTGCCTGATTCAGGAGGAGATCCTGTAGATCCTACTTCAGGAGGAGGAGATGATGGTACTAAAGATCTAGAAAAAACTATTCAAAAGAAAAAATCTATTTTGCAGAGCTATTTAGATTGGGCTAAAACAGGATATGAAGGCTTTGCTGATAAAGTAGGAGAGGTATGGGATTCTATTGCTAATGTAGCAGGATCAGTATTAAGTGGAATATCTAATTTATGGGCTGCAGAAGCAGAAAAGCAAAATCAGATTTTAGCTAATGAGGAAACTGAAAAGCAGACTGCTTTAGATCAGGATTTTGCTAGGCAGGAAGCTATCATAGAGAATTCTACTATGAATCAGGCTAAAAAAGATGAGGCTCTTACTAAATTAAAGGAAAAATTTGATGAAAAGCAGGGAGCTTTAGATAAGAAAATGGATGATAAAAAGAAGGCTTTACAAAAGAAGCAGGCTATAAGAGATAAGCAGATGAAAATAGCTTCAGCTATTATGAGTACTGCTCAAGCAGTAGTACAGGCTTTAACTGCAGGCCCTATAGCAGGCCCTATATTAGCAGGAATAGTAGGGGGATTAGGAGCTGCTCAGATAGCAGCTATAGCTTCTACTCCTATTCCTTTAGCAAAAGGAGGATTAGCTTTTGGGCCTACTAATGCAATAGTAGGAGATAATCCTAATGCAGCTAATGATCCTGAGGTAGTAGCTCCTTTATCTAAGCTTAAAGGGATGTTAGGAGGGGAGATGAATGTTTCTCTAAATGTAGGAGGAGTATTAAAAGGATCTGATATTTTCTTAGCTAATGAAGCTGATACTGAAGCTAGAGAAAGATATATATAATATAAAAAAGAAAAAAAGTGGCTTTTATAAATACTTATAATTTTAAATTTAAAAGTAATGCAGATATAGTATATCTAGTAGAATTTTGGGATCAGGGAGCTAATGCAGGATCTTTTGCAGGATTAGAAGGAACTTTAGGAAAAAATGCAGCTAAGATAGCTTTTGGATCTGAAGGGAGTAAAATGTATGCTCCCCTAAAAGCTTCTACTTGTACTATAGATTTTATGGTAACGGATATAAAATCAGCACTTTATATAAGAAATCTAAAAAATGAAAGGCAGGAGAGAGATGTTTATGTATATGTATATGCTACTACTAATGGATTAAAAAAAGCAGCTCCTATTTTTGCAGGCTATATATTAGTAGATCTATCAGATGATCCTGATCAAGCAGTACCTTATGGAGTAAATATTAAGGCAGTAGATGGATTAGCTGCTTTAAAATATTATGATTTTATTCCTTCTACTACTCCCCAAAATCCTGATCATCTATACGAAAAAGCAGATACTTATGTAGCTACTACTTTTCCTCTAAAAGATACTTTTATTCAGCAAATAAGAAGGATTCTAGAATATTCAGGATATGCTTCTACTCCTAAAGGAGTGAATAGAGATGCAGAGATACAGACTTCTCTAAATTGGTATAATGGAAATATGGTAAATAGTACTAGCTGCCCTTTAGGAATGAGTAGAGTATCAGCTATGCAGTTTTATAATAAAGAAGGAGATACAGGAAATATAAAATATAAGCCCTTAACTTGCTATGATGCTCTAGTAGCAATTTGTAAAACTTGGGGAATGAGATGCTTTGTATGGGATAATACTTTTTATTTCATTCAGATTAATATGTACTCTAAAAATAATGCAGGAAATATAGCTAATACTACTAATATTCCTTATCATAGATGGGAAATTGCTATAGGAGGAGCATATTTAGGATCAGGAGAAAAATTGGATATAGATTGGGGAAAATATTTTATTCCTGTTCATCTTTCGCAAATTAATAAAAAATTAGAAGGATCTCAGTATGGAGTACTTCCTGCCTATAAGAAAGTAACTATAGATTTTATGAATGTATCTAATATAAACTACTTTCAGGCTTTCCCTTTGCCTCCTAATCCGTGGCCTACTGCTGCAGGATCAGGAGGATATGTAGCTTATGAGCCTATAGGGGTTTTTACTTTTGATGGAATAAACTCTCAGACTTTTTATCAGGAAATTTGGCTTCAGTTTATTAATAATTCAGGTACTACTATAAGATATGAATTTGGATGGACTATTCAAGTACAGCCTGTAGGATCAGGAGGAGTATGGTACTCTTTAGGGTTTTATAATTGGCCTACTATTCCTCAGGCTGAATGGTTTACTACTTCAGGAGCTCCTTTATATAATACTTACTATGGATATGGAGATTTGAATATTCCGACAGGAACTTCATCTCATAATGCTACTCAGACTAATTCTCCTTTTGCTTCAGGTATTCCTTATATAGTATGTGATCCTGCCTTTTTTACTGCAGGAGATTGGGAATTCAGATATAAAATAGCAGGAGATTGGAATGCTTCAGCAGATCCCCATTATAATCAGCAGCATGGGAGATGTGATCCTTTGCCTGCTCCTTCAGGCCCTTATTTTACTGATCCTGATAGTAATAGTATTTCTTATATAAATTCTACAATTACTGCAGGAATAGGAGCTAGTATGTTCTCTCCTATTATTAATGGAGCAGTAGGAACTGCTAGCACTAATACTGCAGTAATACAGGCAGGAGATGATACTGCTTTTGAGGAAGTAAATGGAGTGCTTTGGGGAGATATACAGGGAATTAATACTCCTTCTAATATAGAGGTTTATACAGGAATAGTAGGTACTCCATGGGTAGAGAGTGGTTTTGGTGGATTTTGGGGTATAGAAACTTTAGCAGGCACTAATTCTCTAGCTGAAACTTTAGCAGAGCAGATCTTTGCTAGGCAGGCTAAAAATGTGCAAAAATTTAGTACTAAAATAATAACTGATCTAAAATATCAGAATAATGATGGATCAGGAGTTGAAAATATGTATCCTGCTCCTTTTACTAGATATTATACTCCTTCTCATATGCCTTCTGCTACTTTTAAAGCAAATTGGATAATGCATACAGGTACTTTTGAATTAGTGAAAGATGAATGGAGTTTGAATCTTTACGAATTTAAAACTTTTGCTACTGATACTACTTCTACTACTACTACTACTAATGGAAGCAATACAGGAGGAGTAGGAAATGGTACTCTAGGAGGTAAGCCTTTGCCTACTGAAGGGCCTGCAGGGAAATTTGCAGCTCCTACTACTACTACTACTCAGGAGCTTAAAAGACTTTCTCAAAGTGCTCCTAAAGTAATAGCTAAAGTATCAGCAGATCAGGGGAGAGATCCTTTAGTAGGGCCTCAGATTATTACATCTATCTCAGTACAGGAGATGCCTTTAGCTTTACTTAAAGCAGGAGATACTATAATGCTTCAGCCTCAGGATAAGCCTAGAATATATAATAAAGAGATAGAATTTGGAAATGTAGAATTTGTATTAAGTGCTGATCAGCTAGCAGGAGCTACAAGTCTATCAGTAGTAGCTCAAAGTATAGATCAAAATATAACTATAGGAGATGTAATAGTAATATCTCAGCCTGATCTAATATCTCAGTATCAGCATAAAACTAAGGGCTCAGTAGCAGGCTTTTCAGTAGATAATGATGGATTAACTAAAGGAGGAATAGAGATTATAGGATGGACTGATTCAGATACTATGGAGGGATCAGATCTAGATCAGAAGCTTCCTACTACTGAATCTGTAAAAAATTATATTGATAATGAAGTAGCAGGATCAGTAACTTCTATAATAGCAGGAACTAATATAACTATTTCTCCTACAGGAGGTACAGGAGCAGTAACTATAAATTCATCAGGAGGAGGAGGTACTTCTACTAATGAGAGTAATACATCTTGGAGAGGATCTCTTTTATTAAATGAAAGAGCAGGAATAAGAGCAGGAATAGAGTATCTTTTTGATGGAACTAATAGAGGTTTTGAATTTGATCATAAAATAGCTTTTACAGGGCCTAGTATTTCTATTAATCAGGCAGTAACTTCTGCTATTCATATAGTAGATACTCCTGATCCTATTATAGAAAAATGGATAGGAAAACTTACTGCTAATTTAGGAACTTTATCAGGTACTTTAAGATTATATAATGTAAGATTCACATGTCCTGAAGGCCCTTCTCCTGTTGAGCCTTCTGAAGTTACTGCAGTACTTAGTACTACTTTTAGCCTTTCTGCAGGAGGCTTACATTGTTGGGAGCTATCAGCAGAGGATCTTAGGCTTCCTTTATTAAAAGGAGATCTGATTATTCCTGCTTTAACTATTACTGAAGGAGATAGAGGAGGTGTAAATTATGTAACTTCTTTAAGATTAAAAGAATAATAATGAAATAAAAATGAAGGCTAAAATGATAAATGATGTATTTACTAAAATTTGCCCTACTACTATGATACTTAATATAGGAGCAATAGGAATGAGCTTAACTGATGTAGAAATAGGATTAAAAATACTCTCATATATTGTAGCAGTATTATATACTATAATAAAAATAATGAAAGAAGTATCTGAATGGAGAAAAAAAAAATAGATTTTAATATTAATCTAAAATATTTTAAGATGGAGGAATTTAATCAGAAAGGCCTTCCTGAATCTTGGAGAAAGATGGATATTAATTTACTTTTGATTTTAGATAAAATGAGGCATAGAGCAGGAATACCTTTTAAAATTACTTCTGCTTATAGATCTCCTGAATATAATAAAACTTTAAAAAATGCATCTCCTAATTCAGCTCACTTATTAGGAAAGGCAGTTGATATATCAGTAAAAGATAGTAAGAGTAGGTATCTTATCTTAGAAGCTGCTATTTATTATGGAATACAAAGGATAGGAATTGGAGATAATTTTATACATATAGATATAAAAGAAAATCCTGCTGAGGTAGCATGGATCTATTAATTAATTAAAAAAAAAATTATGAAAAAATGGTTAAGTAGTATAGTAATAAATCAGATCTTACATAGTAAAAAATTTATTTATGCTATAAGTAGTATTATAGTGCCTAGTATTTGTACTGCTTTAGGAGTAGATGAGCAGACTGCATCTAATTTATTTTATGCTTTACTAAGTTTAGCAGGCTTTCAGGGATTAGCTGATATAGGTAAAGAAGCTAAGAAAGTATGCTCAGATGGATCTTGTGAGCCTAAAAAAACTAAAAAGAAGTAATGAAGCAATTTAGGCCTAGATTGAGCCTAAAGGAAAATAAATTTCTTAAAGAATTTAGGCGAAAAAAAGTAAATAGATTAGTAATTGGAGATATGCATCTCCCTTATACTCATCCTAAATACTTAGATCATTGTAAAGAAGTATATAAGAGGCATAATTGTAATGCAGTCAGTTTTACAGGAGATCTTATAGATTCTCATTTCAGCTCATTCCATCCTATTAGTACAAAATCAGAAGGAGCTGCCTTTGAATTATCTAATGCAATAGAGATGATAAAGGAATGGTATGAAGCCTTTAATAATGATTCAGTACCTAATGGAATAAGTGTAACTCTTGGGAATCACGATCTAATAATATATAGGAAAAGTGAGGATGCAGGAATAGATAAAAGATGGGTAAGGAATCTTAATGAAGTATTAGGAGTACCTGATTGGAAATTTGAGGAGCAGTTTGTTTGGGATAATGTTTTATATACACATGGTACAGGATGCTCAGGTAAAGGTATAATGAAAAGGGTACAAAATTGGGGTACTTCTATGATACAGGGCCACATTCATACTCAGGCTTTTATAGATTATACTTGTAGCCTTAAAGATCTGAAATTTGGAATGCAGGTACCTACAGGAATAGATTATAAAAGCTTTGCCTTTTCTTATGCTAAATTTCATACTGCTAAGCCTATGCTAGGCTGCTCAGTAGTATTAGATAATGGTAGAATGCCGATCATAGAGCCTATGATTCTTACATAAAAAAAGAGCCTAGAAATAATCTAGGCCCTTCAAAGGAATTCCCTACTAGAGGGAAAATGAATTGAATTCTCAAAGATACATCTTTTTAATCTAGGATAATGGAACTTTATTTCTTTATTAACATTTTATCTGATATTCTATTGTTCAAAACTTGCACTTTTCTACATTCTGAGATCTCTTTTATTTTGTACTTTTGGCTCAGTATTAATTAAAAAAAAGGAATTATGAATAAATTAAGCTATAATAATTGGATGAGATACATATATAATACTATCTCTAAAGATAAAAAAACTGAATCAGATCAGAAATTTGGAGAAGTAGGATCTAGAACTTCTAAGCAGATTCAGGAGGAGATAGAATACTTAAAAGAATTAGATAAGCAGATCTCTAATAGAGTGAGAGCTTCTTATAATATTTCAAAATGAAAACTAAAGAAATAGTACTTCAGCTTTTAGAGGATATTCCTTCTTTAAGAGATGATGATCAGAGGCTCAGTACTCATATATGGTTTAGGGAATTAGAGAGAATGGGAATAGATCCTTTTAATACTCCTACTACTGATTTTCTTAAATTATATGCTAAGGATAAAATCACTTTAGCTCCTACTATAAAAAGATTAAGAGCAAAAGTACAGGAGGAAATTCCTGCTACTAGAGGAAAAAAATACTATATAAGAAAGGGAGTAGCTGAGGAAGTATGGAGAAAAAAGCTAGGCTATGAGTAGAGAGCTTTTATGTTATGATTATGATCTATATGATTATGAATATGTAGGAATAGTAGGGAGAGATTCTTATACAGGAATAGAGTATTCAGATATAAAAATGAAAAGTAAAAGTATTAGAATTTATGGTACTAAAAAGCAAATAGATGAAGCTGAAAAAAATTATAAAATAGATGAATGCTTTTCTTTTAAAGTAGAGCCTAAGGGATCTTATTGGTATAATATTTACAAAGATCCTGAGGAGTATAATGAGAAAGTAAAAAAGAAGCTTTTAGAATATAAGGAATTATATAAAAGAAATAATAATAAAGTATTAATTTTTAGAACTGAATAAAATGGATAATCAAATAGCGATTAATTATATAAAGATCCTTAGATCTGAATGGGTAGCTAGAAGGGCAAAAGAAATAGAAAGAATAGATGAATATAATATGAAAGGAGATGAGATAGTAGCATCAGCTTTAGAACTTAATAAAGATCAGATGCAGCACTTTATTTCAGATCTAACTAATTTAATAGATCAGCTAGATACTGCAGATAGGTATCAGAAAAGCTGCATAGAATTAATAAATAATCAATTTAAAAAATAGAAAAAATGGGAATAAAAAAATCAGTAGTTAAATCAGTACAGGGATCAGGAACTTGGGATACTAAGAAAGAGCCTATAAAAACTTTTTACAAGTATGAGATAGAGATGGAGAATGGAGATTCAGGAGAATACTCATCTATTTCTGATTCTCAGGATAAGTTTATAGAAGGAGCTGAGGTAGAATATATATATACAGGAGGAGAATATCCTAAAATTAAGCCTTATTATAATAATCCTAATACTAGCTCTTATTCTTATTCTAGCAGTAAAAGCAATAATGATGATCAGATAGCTAGATCAGTAGGAGTTAAGGCTGCAGTAGAGCTAGGAATAGCTGAGGGCCTTACTATAAAAGATCTATCTGAAATATTAGAAACTGCTAAAATATTAGCTGATTTTATTATTACTGAGAAAGTAATAGAAGTAAAAGAATCAGTATCAGAATCAGTACCTTTTTAAAATGGAAAAAACTATAGAAATTGCTAAATGCACTTTAGCAGATATATTCAGTATAAACAAATTAGAATTTGATAGAAAGATAACTAGGATAGCTCCTGTAGTAGAAGCTAGGAGATTTTTAATTTATTTTCTAGTAAATGAATGCAGCTTAAAATTTTCAGAAGTACCTAAAGTAATGAAGTGTATTACTTCCCATGCTTCAGCTATGCATCACTTTTATAAGATGATGGGATGGATGGATCTAGAAGCTGATTCATATAAAAAGCTTCAGCTTAAATATATTGATTTTAAAAATCAGATGCTAGATAAGGGAATGGAGCATCTAGAAAAAGAACTTCATAATCAGTATGCTATGAGAAAAACTATTAATTGGAATATAAAAAAATTAAAAAAAATGATAAATGAAGCCTAGTTATTATGCTATTATTCCTGCAGATGTGAGATATTCAGATCTGAAGCCTAATGCTAAGCTACTATATGGAGAGATCACTGCTTTAAGTAGTAAGGAGGGATATTGCTTTGCTACTAATAGATATTTTGCATCTCTTTATAATGTTACTAAGAATACTATTTCTTTATGGGTATCTCAGCTACATAAAGCAGGCTTTATATCAGTAGAATTAATTAAGAAAGGGGAGCAGATCACTGAAAGAAGGATAGGTATCATTAAAAATGATGAGAGGGCTCATATTAAAAATGATGATCTTAGTAGTATAAAGATTAATAATACAAGTAATAATATATCTCTAAGGAGATTGAAATTTAAAAATGATATTTCTTTATTAGAATATGATCCTAAATTTTTAAAGGAGTTTTTTGAATATTGGAGTGAGCCTAATAAAAGTAAAAGTAAAATGAGATATGAGCTAGAAAAGACTTGGGATCTAGAAGCTAGATTCAAGAGATGGATGATTAATGTAAAAAAATGGAGCACTAAAAAAACTTCTAATACTTTTAGATCTAAAATGGATACATATTCTAGAGCTAAAGAGATGATGAATCAAATAAATAACAAATGATGATAAAAAATATGCCTATTCAAGATCTTAGATCTTATTCAGTAGAAATTCTTTCTAGAACTTTTTTAGAATTGAGGCAGCATAGTATATCTGAGGATGATATAGTAAGCCTAAGCCTGATACTAGCAGAGGATCTGCAGAAAGATTTTAAAAATTTAGAAATTATAGATATTAAAGAAGCTTTTAGAAAAGGAATCAGAGATACTGATGATTTTCTAATAGGCCCTAAGATATGGTATAAATGGATTAAAAAGTATAGGAATTTATTATGGGATGCTGAATATCAGGTTAAGACTATGAATCAAAATCCTAAGAAAGTGCCTTACTTTAAAGAAGCATCAGTAAAATTATTAAAAAATAAAATATGACAAAAGATAAAGACTTCAGCTCCCTTAAATATGTAAATCTTTCTAATAAAAGAGGCTTTAAGGAGGAATACTCTGAATATAGAAAGAGATTGAGAGAAAACTATTATAAGGTTAAATATTATCTTAAAGGTACTTTATATTGGGATAGCTTAAGTAAAGGTACTTATAGAATAAATAAAAAAGAAAATAAATGAGTTTTTTAAATCATTTGAAAAGAGCAAATATTAGCTCAGAGATAAGATGGATAGTAAAATATGAAAATTCTAAAATTATAGAAGTAAAGCAGATTTTTAATCCTGATGAATATAAAATTAATAAAAAAGCTAGAAAGATGTATAATAGAATAGAACTGATAAAAATTTTAGAGAATGACAAAGAAAAAAAAAGCAGCTCATAATGAATTATATTATGAAGTAGATAGGAATATAGATCCTAATGCTAATAGAATTAAAACTTTTGAGGAGATGGAGATACCTGCTTATTATATAGGTAAAAAATATAAGATAGAAGCTAGAAAAGTAGTATCTGATTTTAGCCTTAGCTTTAATGTAGGATCTGCAGTAACTTACTTACTTAGGCATAGGAATAAGCATAAAGATCCTAGAGAGTGTATAAATAAAGCAATAAAGCATCTTATCTATGAATTAGAGGAATTAAATGATGAATAAAAAAAATCTATTAATATTGAATCTAATAATAAAAACTATAGTAGAATTAGCTATAGTATGTACTTTAGTAGCATCAGTAGGATTAATAGTATTTATTTGTACTTATATCTATAAAAGTATTAATAATGCTATAGATGAGTACTATGGAACTATTAACAATATATAGTTAAAAAGAAACATTATTCCATTGTTTATTCTATTTCATCTTTCTATAGATTAGCAGAACTATGAATGAGCAAAACTTACAGGAGGCTCTTGTTACTTATATTCAGCTTAAATTTAAAGGGGTGAGATTTTGTGCTAGTGCAGGAGGATTAAGAACTTCTATCTCTCAGGCATCAGCTATGAAAAGAGCAGGCTATGTTAAGGGAGTGCCTGATATGCAGATAATGGAAAGCAGGCATAGTTATAATGGATTATTCATAGAACTTAAAACAAAGAAAGGAAGGCTATCTCCTCATCAGAAAGAATGGATAGAGGATCTAAATGATAGAGGCTATTTGGCTAAGTGTTGTTATGGATTAGATGAAGCTTTAGATCTGATAGATTGGTATCTTAAATAATAAAAACTATATGAGAGCAATAAGTAAAAAGCAGAGTAAGATTAATAGAGAGCTAAAGAAAGTATATAATTATATAGCAGAAACTAGAGGGCACTATTGCTCAGGATGTGGCCGATCAGATGTACCTTTATCTCATTCTCACTATATAGCTAGAAGCAGAAGGAAGGATCTAGAAACTGATCCTGATAATATTACTTATCACTGCCTAAGCATAGGGGAGAGGAAAGGTTGTCATTCTTTATGGGAGGGGGGGGTAGCTGATAAACAAAAGCTTCTAGATTATCCTAAAGCTATGGAATATATATTAGAGAAAGATACTGAGCTCTATTTCTTAATTACTGAATAATGCCTAAGATGCCTCCTCCTAAAGATCGCCCATGGATTCCTAAAAGAAAAAAGAAAGTAGATCATCTCAATTATAATAGGAGTAGATCTGCAGGAGAAATGTTAAGCTTTTATCAGAGTAAGCAGTGGAGATCTTTAAGAAATTATAAGATTCAGATGCAGCCTTTATGTGAGCACTGCGAAAAAAAAGGATTAGTAGAATCAGCTAGAGAGATAGATCATATAGTAGCTATAAAAGATGGAGGAGAAAGATTAAGCCTTAGGAATCTGCAGAGCCTTTGTAGATCTTGTCATTCTAGGAAGTCAGTACAGGAAAGAGAAGCAAGAAAACATATAAAGAAGTATTACTAAAATAAAAAAAAAATTGGGAGGAGTGAGTAAAATCTTAAATAGAGATCTATATAAAAC